CAAGGATCAGAATTAAACTATGAGATGTTAAATGTAATTGATGGAGAAAATTATTCTGTTAGAGCAAAAGCTGTAAATAGTCTTGGTGTTTCATCATCATTTATAACAGCAACAAGAGATATTGTAGGTGGAGTTGATGCACCATCAAATGTAGAAGATTTTGCTATAGAGATGCATGGACAAGATCATATGAAACTTACTTGGACACCACCCTCTGCAAACACAGATTTAGATATATCATTCTATGATATTAGATATCAAAATGTGACATCTGGTGCTACTTGGATAAATTCAACAAATTTAGTTAGATGTGTTAGAAGAAAATGCGATCATGCTATAATTCCTGCTAGAACAGGATCATATCTAATTCGTGCCATTGATAAAAATGGGAACTCATCATTAGAGCCAAGTATAGTCACAACCAATATATCTGACATACAAGCATACAAACAAATATCTACATTTACTGAAACACCTAATATTCTGACAGCTAGTGCAAGTATGGATAGTTCTTTTCCATTAGCTGTAAAAATAGATGCGTCTGGTGATACAGTATTAACACTTGATACAGTCACAAACTTTGATGATACAGTAGGAAACTTTGATAGTGTTGAGGGAGATTTTGAATTAGGTGGCACAGATACCACATCAAATTCTAACAATTTTAATTCTAATAGAGATGCAAAAGGTTTTTATAATTTTACAAATAGCATTTCTTTATCAAATATATTTGATGGCAATATAGAGCCAACAATAACACTAGATGCAGAAAACCCTTATGATAAGTTTGATAGTGGAAGGGG